TGAGTATATTGGGCGTAATCCCCAATTGATAATTCCAATAAAGAATCCATCATCTCATATTCCAATTCTACGGCTCTGAGAGGTGCACCCAACAAATTTAGAATTCTATTATAGAGTCTAGTTCTTTCTGGTTCAGGGATAACTGCCATGTCGGTTTTTTTTATATAAATATCCTATTATTAGAATTGATACAAAATAGACGACTCAGGGAAGTAATACGCCCCATTTTTGATTTGTGAGTCTTTGTTATCAAAAACAACGATATCTCTTCCTCTTCTGACAAAAACCATCCAATCGGTCTTGTATTTCTTAACATTTGCGGTACCATCTATTCTGAGTTCACCATCTTCTTTGGTTATAGAGTCATACGGTTTGATTTGCGCGGTGTATATTTGTCCATCGATTTTGATTTTCATATCCACACCCATCATGTCTTCTTTACTACCTAACTCACCAATTCTGTTAATATTTTCAAGACCAAACTTCTCTTTGAATTTTACCTCAACAACATCTTCTGTCTTATTTCCTTTTCCCGAAGTTTGACTCAAAACCCTAAAAATTGTTTGAAAGGTTTTTGAATTTGGATCAAAAATTCTGAACTTAAGTTGATTGATAAAACCTAACATTCTAGCCATTTCATTGATCTGATCTTCCTTGTTTTTTTCATCAAAGTTAATCGGTTGCATATTTGCTCTAACTAAGACCAAGTTTAGGTCACGAAGTAGGGGACAAAATGCGCTATAGTTTGTGTTCAGGTAATTGATAATTGACCTACCTGGTTTTTCTAAGTCATAGACACCACTACTGGTATTTGGAGCGTATTCGTTTCTCTCGTAATGTTTATCCTTGAAAACATCTGATAAAAAACCCATTATACCATCTTGATACATCTTCAAAACTTTCTGATTATTATTGAACATCCCTCTGATTTTGGTCCTTTCTTGATCGGAACATGATGATACTTTGTTTTGTTCCTTCAAAATTTGTTTTGCGGAATTACTCTCTTGAATATTTTTCTTGGTCAATCTTTGCAATTCTTCCTCAACAAATTCCCAATTTACAACTTTCCAAAAGTTTTTAATATATTCATCTCTTTTGTTCCTGTATTTGAGGTAATATGCGTGTTCCCAAAGATCCAATCCCAATAATGGATGACCACCTTCTTTTATAACATTCATAAGAGGATTATCTTGATTGGCGGTTGTCATAATTTTGAGGGTACCTCTTTTCGTTAGTACAAGCCAAACCCAACCTGATCCAAATCTCTTTTTTGCATATTCTTCAAACTTTTTTTTGAAGTTGGTGTAGGATCCAAAGTTTGAATTAATCTTTTTTAGAATTTCATCTTTTGGTTCCATCTCGGTTGGAGACAGCATTTTCCAAAAAATTGCGTGGTTGTAAGCACCACCTGCGTTGTCACGTACGGATTTTGAAAAACGTTCAATGGTTTTAATTATTTCCTCCAACGATAAGTCACCATTTTTTCCTTCCAAAGCGTCATTGAGTTTGGAAATATATCCTTTATAGTGTTTGTTGTAGTGGATGTTCATTGTTTCTGGATCAATGAACTGACGTAAGGCTGAATATCCGTAAGGTAATTTTTCTGCTCTGATTTTTTTGGCTTCGTGAAGTTGTTCTTCGTTTTGACGGATACGTTCTTCCAGTAATTGTATTTTGTTTTTTATATTTCTCATATCTTGGGTACAATCATTTATTAATTATAAATACCCCCAACTTATTATCTTCTACTATTAATTGACTTGAGAATTTCTTCAACGTAGTCACCCGATGATTCTTTGTCCCCCATCACGGTTTCAAAAATATCTTTTTTCTTACGTAGGATGTCGTAAATAATCCCTTCAATTGTGTTGTCAAAAATGGGGTAATACACCAATACATTATTTTTTTGTCCGTATCGGTATGCTCGGTCCTCAGCTTGTGAATGGTCTGATGGTAGGAACGATAGGTCGTTCATAACAACGGCTTCTCCTGAGGTAAGGGTGATACCGGTACCTGCTGCTTTTATGTTCCCAACAAAAACTTTTACCGTCTCATCATTTTGGAATTTGTCAACAGATTCTTGACGTTCTCTTTGGTTCATCGAACCATCAAGTCTAACCGCCTTTTTTCCAAAATGTTCCAAGATCATCTCCAAAGTTTTGGTGAAGTTGGTAAAGACAATTACTTTCTTATCCTGTTCGATAATGTTTTCACAGATTTCTATTGTGGATGATACTTTTTCTTGGGCTATGCACTGACGGACTTGAGTTAGTTTGGTGAACTGAAGGGTAAGAGAACCCGCGTCACCACTTTTATCGTACCAATCGTAATAGTCACCCATTAGTTCCTCATATTGTCGTGAACGAAGTCTCAGATATACTGGTGTGACGATTTTATCAGGTAGATCAAGAACGTTTTCTTTGAGACGACGTAATACTTGTGGTTTTGTTCTATCACGAAGTTCCTCTAAATTGGAAGCACCACTTACGTTCCATACTTTTCTTTTTCCGGCCCTGAATTGGAATCCATTACAGTATCTTTTTACATACGCCATCCAATTTACCGCAACGGGTGAGTCAATTAGGTTGAGAAGATTGTAATAGTTGATGGGACGACTTGTGATGGGTGTACCCGTTAGTAACCACAAACGATTTGTCATGGAAGCAAAGTCGTTTATAAGTTTGGTTCTCTGAGCTTGTTTATTCTGAATGTAATGGGCTTCGTCGATAACGACCAAATCAAACTGAGAGTTAAGAATAACTGACTCTTTTTTATTTTTTTCATCGTGAAAGTTTTTAATGATATCGTAGTTTATAATCACAAAATCGGCATCTTCCCACTTCTTTCCTTCAATGATGGATGTTGTACGATCAGTGTAATTTTCAATCTCCCTTTGCCAGTTGATCTTCAGAGATGCGGGACAGATAATCATAATTTTTTTGGCACCTGTTTCCAAAGCAGCGATGATGGTAGAAGTTGTCTTTCCAAGACCCATGTCATCGGCTAAAATCATTTTTTTGTTTTCACACAATTTTTGGATTGCCTCCTTTTGGTGTTCTAATGGTGGACGATGCGAATATTTCGAATAATCGATTTCCACATTTTTTATAGTGTTGTCTCTGATCAGAGCAACTTTGGGTAACCAAAAGTCGTGAACAAAATCTTTTTCAAAAAACTTTCCCCAAATGTGATATGAGGTGTCCTTTTCAACCAACAATTTTTCAATATAAACTTGTTGTGGAATTATTGTAAATAATTTGTCATCGGCAATTTTCTGAGCAAAGTACGGATCTAAATCCACCCACTTTTTAGCAACCTTTGGTACCCTTGAGTGGAAATTGATGATGTATTCTGATTGAGCCCTTGTTGGATAAAACTTGGGGTTGTCCAACATTTTGGTTTTTAATCGCAAGATATAATTGTTGGCACCATCGTACTTCTCCAACAGTTCTAACGCTTTACGCTCCAAAACACCTACGGCTGATATGTTTGTCAGTTCTTCCAATACAGAAAAAGATAATGTTTATTGGTATATTTATCAAGTAATATGATGCAGAAACTCGTTCCAATTACAAGATTAGGTAAGTTCTTCGGTAGTGAAGATTTCGGTTTGGATATATCTATGGGTCGAGAATGGCTCGATGGGGATATGAATTTCCAAATAATATTATATAGGGTGGACAGAACAAAAACTGTAAACGATGATGTGTATGGTGAAGTTGAAAAAGACGGAATTCAGTTTCTTCCACCTATTTCTATAAATGCCTATGTTAGAATTGAAGAGGCAACTGAACAATTCTTGGGTAACAGTAAGGTGATTCAAAACGAACCTGGTGTCTTGAAGTTTAGTGTATATCAAAAAGAACTTGAGGATTTGGAAGTGAACATTCAACTTGGTGACTATATCGGTTATTGGATAACTGAAGATCAAGTTAGATACTACTCAATCGTTGATGCGGGTTCACCAAACTACGATAATAAACACACCTACGGAGGCTATAAGAAATTCTACTTCTCATACACAGCAACTCCTGTTAGTGAAAATGAATTTAGAGGTCTATAATGGCACTTCCAAAAAAACAAATAATTCCCAACATCAATCTTACCCCTGAAAAGATTCTTTTTCAGAGGAGAGAACAGTTGTTAGATTTCATCAAAGAAGATGGAACATATCTTCCAAAGAGTCTGTTACATGCTGATTTGGATAGGGGTTTTTTGGATTTTGTAAAAGAAGATTTGAGGACGGTGGTGGAAGGTTCTGTGATCCAACCAATAGATTTAATTATTACAACTCAAAACTGGGCTCAATTTACGGAGACTTGGGATTTTCAGGATTTGAATGGAAATCCCCAACTACCATTTATTACCACAGTTAGAAATCCTGATGTAAAATATGGTACTAATCCAGCGATTATTTATAATATTCCGAATCGTAAAGAATATTTTTACGCGGCAGTTCCTTCATGGAACGGTAATGTAAAGGGATTGGACATATATAAGATTCCACAACCAGTTCCTGTGGATATTACATACAACGTAAAAATCTTGAGTAATCGTATGAGAGAGCTGAACGAATTTAATAAAAATGTAATTCAGACTTTTGCATCACGTCAAGCCTATCGTCAAATTAACGGACATTATATTCCGATTATAATGAATGGTATTACCGATGAGTCGGTAGTTGATGTTGGAAGACGTAGATTTTATATTCAGAATTATGAATTTACTATGTTGGCGTTTTTGTTGGATGAAGACGAGTTTGAGGTTGCACCTGCGGTTTCGAGAATCTTTAACACATACGAGTTAGTAAACAATGTCAGACAAAGTAAGAAAAAATCTTTCCCTGAAAATCCTGACACATTTGAAACTGCGATGATATATTCTGCGGGAACAACATCTAAATCTATTGTAGTTGATTATACTGGAGATTTCTCTATCGATCAAATCGGTAACATATCAAGTTATGATGTTTACATAAATAACGATTTCTACGGGACGGATGTAAATCTGATTCAGGTTAATACCAATGAGATCCTTAGGGTGGATATTACACAGACGGATATTACCCAACCTTCAAAAATTATCTACGGAGTCAAGTTAGTATGATTCTCCGTAAATGTCTTTTTTTCCTTGACATTTCTCTAAAATAAGGTTCTCCAAGAACTTATACATTTTCAAACCATTTTTGTCACAGTATTTTTTTAGAACAGAATGAGTCTCGGGGGATATCTTTAAATTTTTGATTTCTTTTTTCATAGTGAGAAAAAAGGTAGAATTAAATCTACCCATTTTATAAATAGAAAAGAATAAGTAAAGTTTTTGTGTTTTTGCCGAATATTTATGTAATAAAAATAAATTTTATTGAACCTTAAAAAAAATGGCAGTATCAAATAAAATATTCGTATCTCCTGGAGTCTATACTTCTGAAAGAGATTTGAGTTTTGTAGCTCAAAGTGTGGGTGTCACAACTTTGGGATTGGTTGGTGAAACACAAATCGGTCCCGCATTTGAGCCAATCTTTATAACAAATTACGATGAGTTCGAATCTTTCTTCGGTGGGACTCTTCCTGAAAAATTTGAAAACACACAAATTCCTAAATATGAATTGGCGTACATCGCTAAATCTTACCTTCAACAATCCAACCAATTGTTTGTTACTCGTGTCCTTGGTCTTTCAGGTTATGACGCGGGTCCTTCTTGGTCACTATTGACGGTGGCTAACGTTGACCCTTCAACCGTTGCTTTGAATGGAGTTTCAACTTCTTTCTCAGTAGGTTTTACAGGTTGTACAGATGGAACAGGTGTAACATTTACTAGTGGTTCATTCGCACCTCAAATCTTGGGTAATTTGAATAGTCCTTACCCGATGTTAAATGGTGGAGAAAGTTCTATCGGTGAAGACATTTCAGACTTCCTTCAGGGGATTGTTGATTTACCTGTGTCTTCAGGATATACCGCAGCATACTTCGGTACTATTCCTGATGCTAACTTCAATGCGTTGTCACCAACTTACACAGCATCGACTAACATATTCGGTGTATCAGGTCTTTCTGAATCTACAGCTGACTTCACATCACCCAATGATGACTCTTGGTACTACTCCAACTTTGATTTGACTGGCACAACAGGTTACTCTGGTTATTCATTCTTTGGTGTTGTAACTCAATTGAGTACTTTTGGTCCATCAGGATGTTTCTCAGGTACGGTATCAGGAACCGTATTCAACTATGCAGGTACTGCTTATGATGGATGGGGTAATTTGGTAGTGGCTACTTGGAGATCTCGTGGTATTTCACTCTATGGAAATAACCAACACGGACCTTCTTATACTGTCACAGGTACAACCGATGTTATTATCGATTGTTCAGGTATCTACTCGGGTATAACATTCAATCCATACGCAACATTTAACTTATCAGGTGTAACCGCTGATGGAACTGACTTCGCGTTTGCAACTTCTATAAATTCTGGTGATCCAAACTATATCACCAAAGTATTTGGAGTCTCTAACTTCGGCAAACCAAGAAATGAAGTTCCTTTATTTATTGAAGAGCAATTCCAAAACATGGTAAACTATGGTTACAACCAAGGATATATTCGCGGTTTACAATGTACTCCATTAGCTTTACCTGGATTGAGATATACTCCAAATACTGCAACGATTGCTAACTACGTTGAAAAATATCAAGATGCGGAATCACCTTGGGTGGTTTCCGAATTAGAAGGAACAACAGTTGATAAATTGTTTAGATTTATCACAATTGCTGATGGTAATGGGGCAAACGCTCAGATCAAAATTACAATAGAAAACATTTCTTTCAATAACTCTTCCTTCGACGTAGGGATTAGAAGTTTCTTTGATACTGATTCGAACCCTGTTTATTTGGAGAAATTCACCCAATGTACTATGGACCCAACAAGTAATAGTTACATCGGTGTAAAAATTGGTACATCAGATGGGGAATACGCACTTCTTTCCAAATACGTAATGTTGGAATTAAATAATAAAGCAGATTTTGATTCACTTCCATGTGGATTTGAGGGATATGTTATTCGTTCATACGCTACCGCACAACCTCCGTTCCCTGTATACAAAACTGCGTATGACTTTCCTGGTGAGGTTATTGGTAATCCACCTTTCAATATTCCTTTTGGTCCAAACCAAATTGTATCTCCAGGTGATAATGTAAGACGTACTTTCTTAGGTATATCTTCACAAGTAGGTTATGACCCTGATTTCTTCCAATACAAAGGTAGACAAGCACCAACCACTTTGTGTAATGCTGATTCTCTTCCATGGGGTTATATTACCAAAGGATTCCACATGGACTCGGGTGCGACGGTTGTAACTATTACTTCAGGACCTACTGCTGGTACACCAGCGTTCGATTGTGGTGATGCGTCCTTCCAATCAGATCCTACAGATCCTGCTAACCCTTACTACACTATCCAAGCTCGTAAATTTGCTTTCTTGGTACAAGGTGGTTTTGATGGATGGGATATCTATCGTGAATACAGAACAAATGACGATAGATACCAAATTGGTGGTTCTTTATGGCAAAGAGGAGCTTGTCAATCTACTCGTTACCCACTCGCTAACGGTTGGGGAGCGTTCAAACTGATTGCTCAAGACGGATTCTCTGAGTTCTCGACATCTGATTATTACGCATATCTATTGGGTATTGCTACATTCAACAACCCTGAGGCGGTAAATATTAACGTATTTGCAACACCAGGTATTGACTACTTGACTAACTCAAACTTGGTTGAACAAGCTATCGATATGGTAACTTTCCAAAGAGCAGACTCACTTTACATTGTGACAACTCCTGACTGTAATGTATTGTTACCAACTAATACCGATAACATCACACCTCCAACTGAGGCGGTGGATAATTTGAGTAATACAGGTATTGATTCTAACTACACTGCAACTTACTACCCATGGATTTTAGTAAGAGATACTGTAAATAATACTCAAATCTACATTCCACCAACAAATGAAGTTTGTAGAAACTTGGCTCTTACAGATAATATTTCTTTCCCTTGGTTCGCAACTGCGGGTTACACAAGAGGTTTGGTAAATGCTGTAAAGGCTCGTATCAAACTAACACAAGACCAAAGAGATACCCTTTACCAAGGTCGTATAAACCCAATTGCAACCTTCTCTGACGTTGGTACTGTTATTTGGGGTAATAAAACTCTTCAAATTGCTGACACTGCTCTAAACAGAATCAACGTAAGAAGATTGTTACTACAGGCTCGTAAGTTGATTTCAGCGGTGGCGGTAAGATTGTTGTTCGAACAAAATGATGCTAAAGTTAGACAAGACTTCCTTGACTCAGTAAATCCTATCCTTGACGCAATCAGAAGAGACCGTGGTCTATACGATTTCCGTGTGACAGTTTCTAACGATCCTGCTGACTTAGATAGAAATACTATGACAGGTAAGATTTACCTAAAACCAACTAGAGCTCTTGAATTCATCGATATTGAATTCTTGATTACACCAACAGGTGCTTCGTTTGAAAATATCTAAAAAAAATGGTGGGGAGAAATCCCCACCTTTAGCCTTTAAAATAATTTATGAGTAACGTAGTAAAAGAAGGATTTGATGATTTGGGTTTACCAACTCTTAAATACTATGCGTTTGATTGGGATGACAATTTGATGTTTATGCCAACCAAAATAATCGTTCAATCTGAGGATGGTAAAGAAGTTGGTATGTCTACAGAAGATTTTGCGGAATACCGTGTAAAGATAGGTAAGGAGCCCTTCAATTATGAAGGACATACCATTACTGGTTTTGCACCCGATCCCTTCAGAAACTTCACAACAAAGGGTGACAGACAGTTTTTGATTGACAGTATGAAGGCCAAACCAGGTCCTGCTTGGGCTGACTTTGTGGAGGCTGTCAATAATGGGTCTATATTTTCAATTATTACCGCAAGAGGTCATAATCCTAACACTCTAAAAGAAGCTGTTTATAATATGATTGTGTCAGATCATATGGGTCTTAATAAAGACTTACTCATCAAGAATCTAAAAAAATTCCGTGACTTCGTGGGTGACGACAAAAAAGGG